CCTAAGTCTCGCTGCCACTCACCTTCACCGCCCTCTTCCCAACGACTAATCTGTGGGAAGTCAATTTCATCTCCGCATGTTGCAACCACATCTGGTTGGTATGCACGGATGAACTTCTTGATGGCGTTGGTTGCACCGACATCGTGATAAGGACTTTGGAGGTCCGACAAAATCAAAATGCTTTTCACTTCTTATGCTCCTTAATGTAGGCAAGAACTGCTTTGATTTTATCTATGTCTTTATCAAAGTGTTCAAGCATTGTGTTGCATCGGAAGCAAAGCAAGCCTCTTACTTTGCCTGTGTTATGGTCATGGTCTACTGCTAAGTATCTAACCTCGCCAGTATGGTGTGACTTAACTGTCTCAGGTTGAAAACACATAGCACACACACCATTTTGTGCTACATACATTGCATTGTATTGTTCTAAAGTAATTCCATACTTGCGCTTAAAATGTTTATTACGTTCTTTATCTTTGTAGTCTGGCTTAGCACGTTGCTTATCACCAATAGCCTTACGTTTTTCTGGGTTGGCAGCATGAACTTCTTTGGCCTTTGCCGATAGTTTTTCTTTATGCCTACGATAGTAACGCTGCTGCGTCGTAAGACCATCGTTAATCTTTTTCATTCTTTGGGCCAGTTCCCATCTATAACCATCATTGCAATTGCTGCGTAGTTGAGTAGGTCAATGAACGAATCACGTAACGACTCGTTCTCTGGTGTTGCACCACTGTCAATGAGGTGATTGATGCGTGCAATCTTGTCCCACATGCGTACTCGTAGGCCATTGAGTGGACCACCTGGCGATTGGCTAATGTTCTTTGGGCCGTAGTCTTTGTGCTTCTTGATGAGCAGGTTGCCTGCACCATCCATGATATTCCAGACATCACTTACGAAGTCCGAGCCTGCGGCAAGGCTATTACTATCTGCATCCATGTAGAATCCGTCTTGAGTATTACGAATCCTAAGTCCGTTAACAATTCGCACGCCTTCTGTAAATCCTCTGTCACTCATTGTTCCTCCTTGGTGCCGACGGCACCCGCATAGTAGTATGATTTATCTTCGTAATTTATCCTATAGAGATGTATGATGGTACCAGTTCGAGTTGTTTCTTGCAGTTCAATCTCATCTAAAGCCCACAACATTTCTGGCACAGGTGTGCCATCCTTTGGACCCCACATAAATGTTGGATAGTTAGGCACGTTGCACATTCATTAAGTCATCAACTGTAATAAGGAATCCCTTACTTGGGTTTGGCTCCTTCTCATTGCTGATGGGTCTGCCGTACATATCAATTGCTTTCTTCAAGTCATCTGTTGTTGCAATGATGACAAGGTTTTCTAGTACGAAAGCCCACCTGTCTGCCTTCGTCTTCATCAACCCAGACTCTATCCAGTTGTAGGTAGAGCGTGAGTAGAACGAAGTCTCAATGTATATGTTGCCTGTGTGGACCCAGCGCCTATCCCGCTTGACTTCAACTGTCAATCCACCTGTAAGAATCTCTCGTACTAACTGCTCGCCTTCATGGCCATAAGCAAAGTCGAGGTCAAAGTCTGATAAGTCTCTACTCACTTGGGCTCCTGTACTACCATCACAGAAATCTTGCCACCAGTAGATGAGTCGTACTTGCTGGCTATCTGAATAGCCTTGGTAATAATCTTCTTGGCCTTAGCCACATCATCTACCATGGTGCTACCAACCAACGCTGACATGGCACCGAGTGCAAAGCGTTCTCCGCTACCTGCTACATATAGGTTATCTGTTGTACGCTCCCACGCATAGTCTTCTTCAATACGGTATACCTGCCCACGTATAATAACAATCCAAACATTATCATTTTCTACTGTTGCCTCAGCCTTGTTCATCTCGTAGCCCTCATTGAGAAAGGTGTTACGCATGGCTGGTATCAACTGGCGGGTAACATACTTGTCAGTATCTTTAGTCTTCATCTCAGGTACAGTAAAGTTGTGTTCAAGGATATTGATACCACGCACTGCTCCTGCTGCTGCAAATACAATAGGGCCGTTCTTAAATATCTTTCCATCTGGAATCATAATGGAGAAGCCATCATCGCCAGATGACTGCGAGTCTGCCCCGATTACTACCCAGTCAGGCCCTTGTATGCAGGCAATAGTTGTCATGCCACTAACTTCTCATCAAACCATAAGTTACCATACTCTAAGTATATATCATTTACATCCTGATTGTCTGGTAAATGTACTATGTCCGCTTTGTCCAAGTCTTCTTTGATGCGCTTGGCTAGTTCTTGTCCTGGGTTTCGTCCGTCTTCTTTAACGTCGTTGTCGGCAAAGATGAGGATACGGGAGTAGGACTCGAAGAGTTTAGGGAACCAGGGTTTCCATTGAGATACTCCCGCAACTCCAACTGCAGGTATACCAACGAGGCCCGACAACACAATCGTGTCAATCTCTCCCTCGCAAATGGCAATCGTGTCAGAGTGTTTGTGCAAATCACCAACGTTAAATAGGCCAATCTTTTGACCCGTAGGCCAGAGATATTTAGGTGTTGAATTATCAACAGTACGAAACTTAATACCCACAACCCCAGCAGGGGTAATGTACGGGATGCTGAGTCTACCAACGGCGTGTTCGTGTCCTGCACTTGGGTCAACGACGCTTCCAAGACGGAAGGTATTTGCTACCTCCTTGGTTATTCCTCGTCCCGCTAGGTAAGAGGCTGCCTGTGGAGTTAGACTGTTGCAGTACTTTTCGGCTGCGTCCGTTAGTGATTGTCTCTGCTTTTCGTTTAGCATCTTTGAAATCCAAACCTTCCTTTGCCTGAACTAAGGTGTATACATCTCCAAGTACTTGACATACCAGGCAGTTGTACGCTTGGTTGTCAAGATTGTACGCAGCACTGGCCTGCGTGTCCTCATGGATAACACACTTGCATGGTACCCATCCGTGTCTGTCTAAAACATTGAGGCCATAGTGCTCAAGCACTACACCAATGTCAGGTTTAGATACCACCTTGTACTCTCATCCACTGCTCCAAATCTTGGATAACCCACGACTGTTCTAGTCCTGCCATGCGGCGCTTGACTATGACATATGCTGGTGGCACTACATCTAGTCCTCTAGCCTTAGCGTAGTTGGCTGCTTCTAAGGTAGCCTCACGCCAGAACTGTGGCAGGTCCATCTTCACTGTTGCTTTGAGTTCAAAAATATACGGTTGGCCAGCAACGATAGCGACTATATCACCCTCGTCGTCTTTGCCAGCCAACCGTAATCTCTCTGCGTTTATCTTGCGTGAGCGAAATAGTTTCAGGATACTAGTTTCAAACAGGCTACCCTTGCGTTTGTTCGCTGCGCTCATTGTGCATCTCTCCAACTCTCGGCAAATCCCATAGCAGTACGCGTCGGGTACATGCTCATTCTACTAGCATCTGCCCACAAAGTGATGTAATGCTCTCCACTTGCGGAGTGTTTCGCAAAACGATTCTTTACTGCAGCAACCCTGAACTCACCTGACCATGGCACAAGAGCCACAGTAAGAATCATTTCTGGCAACTGGGAAATCTTTCCTTGAATAGCCTTACGACTTGGAGGTAGGTCAGCCTTGCCCTCATTCTCACTTGTGTGGTGTAGCAGTATGACTGCTGCATCTGTCTCACGAGCAATGTGGTGCATGGCTTTGGCTATCTCACGAAGGCCAGACCATTCGTCATTGTGCATGGACACTACGTTCATGGCGTTGTCCACGATAATCATATGGGGATACTCACCATATGCTTCGGCGTATGCACGAATGGCTAGGTCTATCTCGTCAAGGGTAGGAGAAGGAGCGAAGTCAAACTGTAAGTGGTTAATGCTTGCAAGTTCTTCTCTGTAAAAATCAGAACCTGCACCACTTGCAAATGCTTCTTCAACTGTTGCAACCTGATGGCCTGTAACCATGGCTGCAGCACGAATAGATGTTGTGTATGCGTCCGTATCTGCTGATATGTACAGCGTCGGCACTTTCATTTGGACTGCCATCCATAAAGCGATGAGTGACTTGCCAGCATTTGGCTGACCCGCAATCATTGTTAACTGACCTCTACGAAACCTTATGCCTTCATCTGCTAAAGGTTTGAATAAGTCTGGCAGTACTTGGAAATCGTTGGTGCTTTTCGCTGCTGCCTGGGTGAGTGACAGCATAGTTTATCTATCGGATAAACTTAGGAGCGCACTGGTCTGGTGTGCCTTGTGGCGACGGACAGAACCAACCCTTCCATTCCTTCGGAGCCCCTGGCTTCGAGGTGCGGTAGACCAACTTGCCATGCTTACAGTTACCTTCTTCGATAACAGTAGATGATGGTGCTGACTGGGAGATAACCTGTCCACCCATCTGCTGCTGAACTAGAGCAACTGGTGATGGTGCTGCTGCTCCTAGGTCTGTTGCAGTTGCACGGATAAGAGATGCGTTCATTGCAATGTCAGCAAGGCTTGTCTCCAAGTCCTTAACATTCTGTGCATAGATGTTGATTAGTGTGCCGTCAGCCAACTTGTAGTTGACTTGTAGTTTTGTTGTATCTGGTGCGCTCATGCTGTTTCCTTTTCGTTAGTTTGGTTTCTTTGTAAATTTGCCAGCGGGTCATACACTTCTGCTAACTGTCCGCCAAAAGCATAGCAGTATTCTTTGACCCCGCATGTTGAACATGACATACCCAAATTGGGTAAAAAAATTTCGTGCTTAATGCCAAGGTTAAATTGGGTAAAGAGTTCTGTCAGTACTGGAATAGTCCAGCGGTCAAGGCCTGGTGCTTCAATGAACTGTGCCTTACGGGCACTGTAGTAGTAGCCTCTGGTTGGGCGTACACCGAACTGCATCTCCATCATGCTGGCATAGACACCCAGTTGCAGAGATGAGTCTGGCATATAACTACCAGTCTTAAAGTCTACAACTGCAATCTCGTTGCCTTGCATGACAACAGCATCCGCAAATGCTTTGACAGGTACTTCACCAAATGAATTGTTGAATCCGATTTCTACACCAGGTACACCTTCAGGTGAAACCCACAACTCAAAGCCTGATTCAGTCCAAGCATTGATGAAGTCGAAGAACATTTTCTTGCCGTTCTCATCCCACCAAACCTTGTCTTCTTTGTTTGGATTGGCTACAGACTTACGGCCACCCACACGCCAGTCAACTGGGTTGGTGCCTGAATTCTTTTCAACCTCAGCAATCTGTTCAAGGAATGATTCTTCCCAGATGGTATCCCAAGTCATTCTGATTCCACCTTACCAAATACAATTTCCTTAGCCTTGAGAAGTCCAGCCTTAACATCTTCATTCTCTTCTGTCTCAATGGCTACATCAATACGTGCTGCTAGGTTGCGACGCATTACTACTTCTGCTTCTACAAATGATTTCATAAAAGCATCACGACTAATAACTTTTGCTTTCTTTGTTCCCATTACTGTGTCTTCCAATCTGGCATAGGTGCAACGGCGAGGCTATCACACTGGGTGCAGCGCATATCAAGGAAGTAAATACCTAACTCGCCGTCATCATCAAACTTACATTTCACATTCCATAGGTCTGAACCACATGGGCAAATACGCAATGGGCCAAGGGAACGGTAGTCACCTTCGTTACCTGGCACTGGCTTTAAGTATGCAATGTCCTTAGCCATCAGAATGGTACCTCTACTGATTTGTCATTCTTCTTCTCAAACTCAGCCAGTAGAAACTTCTCTGCTGCTGTGTGAAATGCAGAACCTCCGACGAACCACCATGCGGGTTCGGAAGGTGCTTGTAATTCGCGCTCCAACTGCCATGCTTTACCGCAGCGAATCCAAGATGTTAGCGATGAAAAACTTCTGTGTGCTATTAAGGTTTCTTTTTTCATAGGTCAAGTGTAGCAGGGCGTGAAGTACCCCTTGCATCACCGACACGCCGAAGGCGCAACTGGGGTTCGATTTGACAGTACGCAACTGGGTATGAGTATAATACGAGCGAAGCGAGTTTGATTAACGGGGAGCCTAAAGGGCTCCCAATGGCGCGGCTATGGTGATAGCGCCTAATAAAGAAAACAAAAACAAAAAAAGCCCCCCAGTTAAGGGGGGCCTCTTTCTTGTTATTAGGTTTTAGTTGTTCTTTACTGCCGCATCTGCAGCAACAAGTGTTGCACTTGGCAATGGGAAAGTATCGCTTGGATTTACATAGCGATAGATAAGTGGGACAACTGCTGCTACACCTGCACCAGCAAGTGCCTTAAGCGATGTTGTGTGATGCACAATGTACTCGGTTAGGATTCCTCCGACAAGCACATGAAACCATGCTGCAAGGATTGTCCATACTTTTGGTGGTACGTTGATAAGATATTTATTGTTAGCCATTAGTTACTCCATTTCGGTTTGCCGAAACCAACTACAAATACTGGCAGATGCTTCTTGTTAGTTGAGCGGTATGCACGTAACTTCTTGCACACCTCTCCACCATTAGCCTGGCTTCCAGTTGGTTTTGTATCGGGCGATGTGTTGCCTTCTACTGTAGTTATAGTACCATCACCGTTGTCTTGAAGTACTATGCCGACATGCTCAGTACCCTTGCCATCAAAGGAAAAGAATACGATGTCACCTGGGGCTGGCTTGGCTGTTTCATGGTTAGACCATGTGCCTAGGCCCTGGAATCCTGATACGCCTGCTGGTGTGTAGACGCAGTTGGGCATCTTCACTACTGGCTTGAGTTGTGCTGCGCACCACATAACGAATGAGCCACACCATGGCTGTCCGTCATGCCCTGTAAACTTACCATATTTAGTTTTGTTATCTGAAACTTCAATTGTTCCCAGTTCCTTCACAGCAACTGCTAAGAAATCTTGTGCTTGGCTCACGCTTCCGCCTTTGCTTTCATTACTTCCACATCAATCTTGATTGCCTGTTGGTTCTCAAGCAGTTCCTCAACCTTGTTAATGAGGCCAGTCTTGCCATCGTTATACAGTGCGTACTCAATCCTGTTTAACTTATCCTTAAGTTCTTCTGTATGCTTAGTTATCGCATGGCGTGCAACCATACTAAGTCCAGCCATGAGTGCTGCGGCTACAAAGAAGTAGGAGTAGACGATGGTTGCTGTGTCTGGTGACATTGACGGTATTCCCTTTAGGTTAGACGGTACGGAACTGGGCTACAAGCATTCCACCAAAGCCCTTGAAGCGGCGCTCAGGTGGTGTCATGCGGATGAAGGTAATGCTTTCAATAACTCCACGGATGGTTTCGTTATTGGTAAAGTCCTGCAAAATAACAACATCTCCATTGGACTCAACTGTTTCAAGTGACTGGACACGCTCAGATGCACGGCCTTCATAGCCAGTGGTCATGTTGTATCTGTCACCTTCAAAGTCATAGCAAAGAAGGGGAAGGGTGATGATGCGCTGACGGCGTACCGCAGGCAAGGCCTTCAACTGGTAGCCGTTGAATGAGTCTTCTGTGCCCACTGTCTGTCCTGATGATGGGTAGAGTGTGAAGCGTAGGGCGATAGATTCTTTTGGTGTCAAGTCAAACTGGTCAAGGCCAGTAATGTCTTGGGTAAAGTCAAAGTTATTATCTACTGTAATGATGTCAGTTGCTGCGCCACTTGCATCCACTGATGTCAACTTCAACTTGCCTACCATTGGCAGAGTCTGACGCAACTTGACCAACTCGAAGTGCTTATCTTCAAGGGTGAAGTAGCGAATCTGTCCTGTCTGTAGGTAGCCAGATGTAACCAGTGTGTTGTTCTGGAAGTAGATACCAGTGGCTGCTGAACCAATTGCCAACTTGTTTGTTGAGCCAATCATGCAGACTGCAGATGATTCGTTAGTTGTAGGAATCTGTAGGTGTGTTGCATAGCCCATTTGGTTAGGAGCAATTTCCTTGCTCAGGTCAATCTTGACTAGGCCAGACTTCATTGTGCCGTCACCATCTGAGTCAATGTAGTTTGTCACTGTGCAGTATGCATAGCGGTCATTGAACGTGATGGACTTACATGGCTGACCTGTCAGGGTCAAGCCTGAAGCGGGGTCGTAGCCGTTGGTAACTACAGTCAATGGACCGTAAGTAATGTAACCAGATGACACGAAGCCTGATGTATCAATGGTGCCTACGCGGATACCCTTGTTAGTACCAAAGACCATGTACTTGCCAATGTATGAACCAATGGCATAAATCAATTCACCCTTTGGCATATCCGCTGCAGTAACTGCCTTGGTCAGGAGTGGGACTGCACCACTTGTATCGAGGGAAAGACGATACACGGTTGATGAATCTCCAGCGTAGCCTGCTATGTAGATAGCGTTAGGGCCTTCACATACTCCAGTCCACTTCCAGTTTGTATTTGGATGTGCGTAGACAGGAAGGTTATTGTTAGAAGATAGCGTTGCAGTACCAGATGCTGATGCCTCTGCTACATTTGCATTGCTAATGAACACTGTAATGCGTGTTGTATCTGGCACTGAAAGGACAGACCAGGTTCCATTGTAGGGAGAACCTACGGAGGCAATAGTTACCTGAGAGCCAACTGCAAAGTTGTGGGCTGCTGATACCTTGATGGTAGCAATGTTATCTTTAAGGCTGGTAGTTGTTACAGTGTAAGAAGTAATTGGGGTTACTTCAAAGATGTAGTTGTTAATGCCAGCGATAATACGCTGCTTAACCCAATTAAGAGTTACTGATGTAACTGTACCCACTACTGATGGATGTGTAAATACTGATGTACCTGATGTGGCACCTGTCAGTGGGCCCTTGTAGATACCAGTTGCATTTGCTGCGTAGTAGTTGGCACCGTCTTG